GCCGGGGCTGTGAAAAATCCCGCTTCTTCCAGCCATGCAAGCAGCTTATCTGCTCCCGGTCTGCTTATGTATGAAAAGTAATTCTTGAACTTCTCAACCTCTGCCATTCTCTGCTCTTCATTCATTGTCTTGTCCTCCTGTGGTTTCTTCCCGGCTGTCCACCAGATATATTTTGCCGTCCTGCTCATACAGCATGACTTTTCCTTTCAGTGCCGCCAGTGTCATTTCTGCTTTCATTCCATCTGATACGCCGTACTTGTCGCCAATCAGAATGTATTTGCAGTTTTCAAGTATCTTCATTCCCGCTGCCATGCCCCGGTTTCTTTCTTCCGGGTTCTGGTCGTCTGTAATTTCCGTCAAGTATAAATGCACCGTGACCGGGACAAAGCCATTGTCTATGGCTGCCCTTGTCAGCTTGCGTGCATATTCCTTGTTGCGCTTCGTGTCGCCCCGGTACGGGCTGCACACATACAACAAATCATTCACCCGCCGTCACCTCCTAATCTTCCAGCGTCAGTTCTTCACCTGCTGCCGCTGGTTCTTCTTCTCGCTTCCATTCGTCCAAATCCAGAAGCGTTCCGCATTTACTGCAATAATTGAAATCACGGGACACATGGAAGTAATAGCCGTCTTCCCGGTCTTTTCGCAAATCCTTGTCATACGCTGAAAACAAATGCTTTCCGCATACTGGGCAATAGTAACTGTTCAAATATCCCAGCTGCCCCGGCAATGTTGGGTATTCGCTCTTCTGTGCTTTCGGCTTTCTGGGTTTCCTTGTTGCCATGCGCTACACCTCCACTGCTGCTTTTTCAAGCTGCCTTTGCAGGTCTTCAAACTGCTGCTGCAAGTCTTTTGTATTTTTATATGTGCTACACGTTTCGCATTCCGGTTCTTGCAAAAGAACTTGTCTGCACATTTCACACGTTTTTTGTTCTTCATTTAGGCTGTATACAATCAGCGCCATTCTGAAACTGATACCCCAGAATTTTTTCAAGTCAATTCCGCTTATGTCCACCGGAACTGCTGCCCGGTTCACTTCTTCGTCTGTAATGCCATAGCGCCTTTTTAATGCTTCATACATCTGCTGCGCTGTCTGCTGTTCTCCACCTATGCCACGTTCTGCCAGTGCTTTGATTTTCACCAGCTTTGCAATTATTTTCTGTCTATCTTCCATCAGTCTTCTTCCTCCGGTTCTCCTATCAGTGCCCGTGGCGGCTGGTTTCCGTCCATGAAGCCCGCAAAGAAAGCAGCCTTTTTCAACATTCTGTTTTCTTCGTCTGTTCTTTCCCGTTCTTCGCCCTTATGTTCTTGATAGCAACGGGCGTTTTCGTCCGGGAATAGGTTGTTTTTGAACTTAAAACCTGCCATGAACGCTTCCATTTCCCGTTTTAGTTCCTCTTTGTAGAAATTGAAATACAGTGTGATTTCTGCTGCTTCAACCTCTGTGCAATCGCAGCCACGCTTTTTTCTGCGGCTATAACTTCCGGTGTATCTGCGATAACTGGCGCTTCCTGTTACCATGTAGAAAATCTGCGTCAGCAGGTCTTCTTCTAAGTCGTTCTTGTAGCTGAACCAGTGCAGCGTCACTTCGTCCAGCGTTATTTCTTCGTCCTCAATTTCGTATCTGGCTTTTAATTCCTCATACATACGCATTGCGGTTTCTTTCTCTCCACCTACGCCACGTTCTGCAAGGGCTTTTATCTTTGCCAGTTTTTCTTTGATTTTGTCATGTTGTATCTGGTCCATGTTCTCACCTCATATACTGCCACGACTGCGGCGCTCTTTTAATTCCCAGTTCTTCCAGCGTCACTGCCCGTGGGTACTCTTTCACGTCTGCGACTTCCCAGCCGTAAACCTTGTTGCGGCTCCCTGCTGCATAATTGTGAATATCATGTGCAGGAACCTTGCTTTTCTTCTCTGCTTCTTCAAAGTTCTTGATTTCCAAAACCTCCGGGCAAATAAATTCGCCCAGCACCCCGGCACCGCCTGTCACGTATACCAGCACCCGGAACGGTGCTTTGCATTGCGGTTTTGTCTTCCGCAGTTCCAGAACCTTTTCACCTGCTGCCATTTTCTGCCACCATTTCTGGTGCAGTGATAATATGACCACTTGCATTTCTTCCAGTTCTGGTGGTTCCCATTGCTGCTTCATGCTCTTTTCCTCCTAAATCTTCAATACCTGCCCCGGATATATCAAATCTGGGTTCTTAATGCCGTTTCTGTGTGCCAGTGCGTAGCAGGCGGCACCGTTTCCGTAGAACCTCTGCGCAATTCTCCAAAGACTGTCACCCTTTTGCACTGTATATTCTTTCTGGTCTGTTAAGTTTTTCCCTACAACCTCCGGTGGTTCCTCTGGCTTGTAGTAGAACGCTTCTGCGACTGACCCGCAATACTGGCACCGTTCGCCCAGTTTTACTTCTGCCCCGCAAAATTTACACTTCATGTTCTGACCCTCACTGTTCAAATTCGCTTTTCAGTTCAATTCTGATATATAGAATGTGTTGCAGGTCTTCCACCCGGTATTTGCTGAACTGCTCAACTGGTATCTGTTCCGGCAGTCTGTCTGTCTTTTCCCAGTCCCACATCTGTTCTGTTGCTCTGTATGTTTCCATGCCCAGCCCCATTTTCTTTATGCGTCGCTGTGGGTTCACTGTTCCATGCACTGCGTTTGCTGCATATCCACGGTAAACAACCTGTCTGGCTGCGTTGTATATCACCAGTCTGTCACTGGGCGTCAGCTTGTCCAGAATGTCGCCCAGTCTGATTTCATTTTCCATTACCATTCGCCCCTCATTCTTCTTTCAATTCTTTCTTTCGCCTGCTGCACTTCTCTTGAATACTCTGTGTCTGTCAGTCCTTTGTTCCATACGTGCTGATATGCACCCGTCACGCCGTAGTTGTAAGCTGTCAACACTTCTGCTTCCGTGTCGAACCTCTCTTGCAATTCTGCCAGATAATCTACACCAACCATGATGTTAAAATAAGGGTTTTCCACATTGTCCACATTCAGTCTGTGCATACGTTCTTCATGCCATTTTGCCAATACCTGCATATATCCGGTTGAACCCTCACTGCTGGTTGCGTCCCATCTGTACCCGCTTTCCGTTTCAATGATTGCCAGTACCAGCGCATAGTCAACGCCGTTCTGCTTGCAAATTATGTATGTGAATTGCTGCATACATTCCGGGAAGTCCCCGCCGTGGTCTGCGTAGTCTTCCGGCACTTCATATCTTGTCCAGCCCTCTAATTCCTCACCGGACCAGTCAAGGGACATAAGGTTGAACGGGTATGGTTCCTGCTGCACTGCTTCCGTGGTCGGCGGTGTCGGTTCCGGTTCTTTGGTATTTTCCGGCAGGCTGTTTGCAGCTGGCTTTACTGCTGCCCCTACTGTAAACACAATCACAACCACTGCCAGCAGTCCTGCTGCAATGTAATTGCCGTATGCCTTAATTGCCCTTTTTATCCTCTTTCGCCTTAATATGCGGCGTATCTGCGGTGTTCTTCCTCTCACGCTTCTTTCCTCCTGTTCTGCCCTTTGGCTTTTCCTTTTTCCACATCTTCAAGTAAATATGCCACCCGGTCTGCTCATAGTAGACGGGTTCGCAAGATACGATATTGTAATTACTGTATATCTTCTTGAACTCTTCCAACCCGCCGTCTGGTGACTTTGCCAGCTGTTCCACTTTGCGTTTGCTGTACTTAAAATCATTGCACTTTTCTTCCGGTGCTATCAGATTTCGGCTGTACTTCCAGTGGTTCTGGTCACGCTGCTGCTTCTCCCCTCCGTCCTCTCTGGTTACTTCCGGGCGGTCAAGGTTCCTGCTGCTGGAATAGCGTTTCTTGCCTTGCGGGTCCTTGACAATATATTTGCAAAGACCCTCTATGCCGTTTTCATTCATTTGCAGGCGGTCTGCATTTACCCAGCCCAGCTGCTTTATACTTGCTCTGTATTCCGGGTCACTGGTCTTCTTCCAGTTGATACGGTCTTTTGTCCACATCATTTCCACGTCGTCACGGTCAAGTCCACCATTCATAATGATATGGTGGTGTATACGCTTAATGCTTTGACCGTCCTTTGTGTACTTGTATTCTGTTACCAGTATGTATTTAAGTGGTTCAAGTCCCAGTTTGTTTCTGCGGTACGCTATGCGGCGCAGGTAATTTGTCACTATCTTTTCTGCTTCTTCTACTGTGCCCGGCAGGTTCTCTTCACTGTATGTGCAGGACGTGTGCAGGTCCCCTATGCTGAAATTGCCATTGCCTAACTGTACCAGATAGCGTTTGGCGTTCTTGTCGTTAAGGTCTTTTTGCTTTGGGGCGTTGCTCTTTCTCTTTCTGCCCCTCTTCCCTCTGGTTGCCTGCTCTGCTGCTTCTGTTCGTGGTATTATGTCCACTTCTCTATAATTGGCACAGTCTGTCTTCTTCTCTCTGATAAACACCACTGCACTTCCTTTTCTGTCTGATACCTTTTTAGCGTATAAGGGTATACCAGAAGTGGTGGTGCCTATCCCCCATCAATCCTGCTTATTATCTCCATACCAGCATATATATAAATTTATATATTTCGTAGGAATGTTAATACCCCATACAAGCCCGTTTAGCAGGGATAAAACCCGCTATTTTCAAGGACTTTTCAGTCCTAAAATGTTTGACTTGTAACCGCCAATATGGTATAATAAACATGTATTGAATTATTAACATATTGACTTTTGAAAAGCCTTTGATTTTGTGTTTCCGGCACAGCTTCAAAGGCTTTTTGCTTGCCATTTTTACAATGCTCTGTACAACTCTTTGCGGCTCTCACCGCACCAGATTTTCTTCCCATCTTCCGTCTGTACGGTCACTATTCCGTCCCTAAATCTGTACCCGGCAATTATCTTGCCCCGGTGCCATTTACCGTCAAAATAGATTTCCGCTGGTTGTCCCTCGACGTATGGGAAATTATCTGCGCTCATTCGTCCTGCGCTCCTGCGTGTGCTTTCGCACCCGCTTTCAGTAAATCAGTTACCAGTTCCCAGCTTTCCAAGAATAAAGCGGAACGGAACGAAACACAGTAGTGGACGCCAGAACGGGCGTAGCTCAAGGACAGCGCACCAGCACCACCGAGGGAAGTGTAGTAGAAACCCGAACCCCGGAAAGGCACGGCTTCTTCAAGTTCGTTGTCTGCCCATATTCCGGCTGTTTCGTTCTTCCAGTCATGCGGTACAATTCCCAGCTTGTACGCAATTTCCGGCATTTCTTCCAGTTCTTCCAGCTGTAAGTCCTTAATATGGCAGCCGTCCCATGCCACTTCAACGTCTTCTTTGGTTGAAAGTGTCACGCCGTCGTTGCCATATAATCGCAGCGGCTTTCCGTTTACTGTCGCAACCTGCCAGTCTGGGGCTTCTGTCGTGTAGCCGTCCACTGCTGCGTCATTGTTCTTTGTATACTCAATAACGCCGTAGTGCAGGCGCAAGCCTGTTACCCATTCATATAAATTGCCGCAAAGTCCGAACACGCCGCCTGCGGTTCCGTCGTGGGACCATGTAAGCGGGTCAAGTCCGGTCAGTGTGCGTCCCCTGTCATAATTCACGCCCTTTTCGTCCGGGTTGTCTGCATTTGCTCCATAATTGGTGTTACCGCCGATAGTGTGCCCCAGTTCTTCCGCTTCGTGCAGTAAGTAGACAAATTCTGCATTTGTCATAAGGTGCCAGCCGTCACCCTTTCTTGCGCAGGCTTTGGCTGCGTCATTCATGTTGATTGTGT